GGGGCGATTAGGACAGTGGAAAAATCAGCGGCCTAAACGAAAGTTCGGGATCAAAGACGCATTCGGATTAGCGTTATCCGTGGGCGCTATTTTCGTTGGCGACCCTTTTTTAGCCGCAGCGATGGCTGGCGGAGGCAGCGCAGTCCAAGGAGGGGATATTGAGGATATTGTGACAGCGGCGGGACTGACAGCGGCCTTCAATGTCGGAGGAGGCAAAGCCGGTAAGGCTTTAGCCGCTAGCGCCAAAGCAGGCAGTCAAGCCGCTCAATTTGGAGTAAAAGCTCTTCCGTATTTAAAGGCAGCAGGACAGACTGTTGGAGCCGGTCTTGCTGCCGGTAACGCTATACGCCAATCGGGAGCTAATTTAAGTCCCGATCAATATAATATTCGTGAGGGTGGAAATCCAAAAATCACAACTTTCGAGGATGAGAATAAAGACATAGCTTTTAGAAAATTCCCAACAAGCGCCTATCTTGCGGCATACCCTGGCGCTCCTGAATCAACAGCGACTACCGCAAGCCCAATAAGCACGACTCCAGCAGCCCCAATAGCTGGAACCGAAACTACCCCGATAGCTGGAACTGCAAACGCTGCGCGGCCTTATGTCGCCCCAACGCGCATTCCGATCGCGCCGAATATTCCTATCGTTAATTACGATCCAAGCAGAAATTATGCGCAGCTTACACAACAATCAAGCGCTCGCGCCCCAACAATGCAGCAGGCGTTAATGCGCCCCGCAGCGACTCGCCGCCGATCCCAAAATGTTACAGCCGCTTAATAACAACTCTAAGAGAGTTAAAACGTCGCAAAGCGTAAGCATTCCTGCGCCTGTGCGCGGCTGGAACGCCCGCGAATCGCTCGCAAATATGTCCGAAGATTTCGCGGTATCGCTCGATAATGTATTTCCGAACCTCACAAGCTGCGACGTGCGTAGCGGCTACGAATCGCATTCAACCGGCAACGGCACCGGCGCTGTAGAAACACTCGTCGAATATGCAGGGCCGGTAACGCGCAAGTTACTCAGCGCTGCCGGTAGTGTCATCTACGATTCGAGCGCAGCAGGCGCTTCGACCTCCATTGCCACCGGCAAAACAAATGCCAGATGGCAAACCACGATGATGGGGACAGCGGGGGGAAACTTTCTGTATTTTGTAAATGGGGAAGATGCGCCAATTTATTACAACGGCTCGGCATTTGTTACGCCAACGCTTTCAGGCGTCACCGCGGCCGACATTATTCACGTTACGACGCATCAGCGGCGGTTGTTTTTCGTTTTCAAAGAAAGCCTGACCTTTGGTTATTTGCCAGTAGTATCAATAGCTGGCACGGTTTCGACGTTCGATTTGAGTGGGCTATGTCGTAAAGGCGGCTATCTGATGGCTGTCGGATCATGGACGCGGGACGGTGGCTCTGGCCCTGATGATTTATTCGTTGCGATAACGTCCGAGGGTGAAGTGATTTTGTTCGCGGGCAACGATCCCAGCACGGCAGCAGATTGGGTTTTATCTGGTGTTTTCAGCATCGGTAAGCCAATCGGCAGGCGGTGCATTGAAAAAGTCGGCGCAGATTTAATCGTAACGACGCAAGACGGTGCAATATCGCTGACGACATTCCTGCCGATTGATCAAGTCGGCAGCACCAGCATGGCGCTGTCAACCAATATTCAAAATGAGTTTGTGAGTTCAACGCGAAATTATGGCACGAATTTCGGTTGGCAATCGCTGCATTACCCGCAAGGATCGTACCAATTATATAATATCCCGATCAGCACAACGACTGCTTATCAGTATGTGGTTAATACGCAAACCGGCTCATGGTGTCGATTTACTAATCAAAATGCCGCTTGCTGGTCGTTGTACAACGATGATCTGTATTTCGGCGCTCAGGACGGCGGAATAATCTACAAGGCTGACACCGGCGTGTCGGACAATTCAAATAATATCGATTGGAAAATACGGCCAGCGTTTTCGTATTACGGGGCGCGAGGCAATCAAAAGCTGTTCACGCTTTGCCGCCCGCATTTTACATCCACGGGATCGCCAGGTTTTGCGATAGATTTGAACCTAGACTTTTCTGACACAATTCCGACTTCAGTCCCGACAGAATCCACGATTGCTGGTGCGCTTTGGGATGTCGCAAGATGGGACACCGGCTTGTGGACGGGCGAGGCGCAGGTTGCTAACTGGGTGACTGTGACGGGGCTAGGTGAGGCTGCTTCGCCTGCGATCCACGGCGCTACAAAGTCAATCACGATAAAATTTAACAGCTACGATATGGTGTGGCAGCAAGGTAACGCGATTTGACAACCTTGGTATTCGGTCGAGATGAAGAATTGGTGACGTGGGCCGAGCGCAGCAGCGGCATCGGCCCATTCCAACGGCCATTGACAGCCATCGGGGTAGCTGACGACGAGGATAAAATTATGGCAGTGGCAATCTACAACAATTATCGTTATTCTGCCGATATCGAAGTTTCTTTCGTTGCAGCGACCCCACGTTGGGCCACGAAGTGCAATATTCGGGCAATGCTGAGTTACCCGTTTGTTCAGCTTGGCGTAAAGAGGTTGTCTGCCATCACCACGAAAAAAAACAAACGCTGTCGAAAATTGCTTACTGGGCTTGGTTTTAAGCTGGAAGGCGTTCACCCGTTCGCCGGAGAAAACCAAGCGACTGCGATCTCATATGGCCTATATTCTGAGCCAGCGAAAAAATGGGTAGAAAACAATGGGCAGTAAAAGAACACCGGAAGCACCCCCTGGATTTAATCCATCACAAGTTGCAGCTTCGCAGGGCGCAATAAACAAAGAAACGGCTGTTGCTCAAACGCAGCTCAATCAGCTCGATGAATTTACGCCATACGGCAGCTCTGTTTACGAGACAACTGGCGATCCGACGCCGCAAGGTATCCAGAGGTACAAGAGAACCTTCAAGCTAGATCCAGAACAGCAAGCGATTTTAGATCAACAAAATCGAGTAAGTCGCGAATTAAGTACGGTTGCCGGAGATCAAGTTAGCCGAGTCGGCGAAACGCTGGCAACGCCGTTTAGCTATGAGGGGATGCCCGCTGGCGGTAGCGCAGCCGGTGTTGGGCAAACGGTTTCAAACTTAGCTGCAATGACACAAAATCCGTATGATTTGCAGGCCGGAAAATCGCCCGCCCCAACCGCCCAAGGTATCGGCGCAGCGGCGGACGCTGGCACACAGGCCGCGATCACTGCCCAAGAACACTACAGCACCCCGTTCGATTACTCGTCTGCCCCCGCTTCGCCCGAAGCCGATGCGGCGGCTAGGCAGCAGGTGATCGACTCGATGTATGGGCAGGCGCAGTCGCGCTTAGATCCACGTTTCGAAAGTGAGCAGAGAGCGATGGAAAATCAACTCGCTAACTCGGGTATTCCGAGAGGCAGCGAGGCATTTTCGAGCGCAATGCGTGATTTTAACCTTAGCAAAACTGATGCGTATCAAACTGCCCTAAACTCCGCAATTCAAGCGGGCGGCGCAGAGCAATCACGGTTATTCGGCCTCGGTACTCAAGCGCGTCAAAATGCCATCGCTGAGCAGAATTACTTGCGTGCTTTGCCGGCAGCGGAGCAGCAGCAACTCATGGGCATGTACGGCCAAGAGCAGGCTTTGCGCCGAGGGCAATTCGATGCGATGGGCGCGGTGCGTGATCGAGAAATTGATGAGCAGTTACGCCAGCGTCAAATTCCAATGCAGGAAATGCAGAATCTCGCACAAGCGCAAACCGGACTATTTGGCCTGCGCGATACAGAGCGTGGCCGTACTATTCAAGAGCAGGCTTACTTGCGTAATCTGCCGCTGAATGAAACCGCCGCACTGATGTCCGGCACTCAAATTCAAACGCCCCAGTTCGGTGCGGCTTATCAATCAGCCATAGCAGCGCCGGATTATTCTGGATTGACTGCGAGTAAGTATGCAAATCAAGTCAATGCGTACAACACGCAGTTAGGCTTGAAGGGCGCAAAATACGGCGCACAAGGCGATTTAGCCGCCGCTCTCGGCGGCTATGCAATAGCTAAAAGTTAAGGCTTGGTGATCAAATAATGCGAAAAATTGATTTATATCGTAGCGGAGGTCGTGGCTTGTTAGGCGGGCAGGTTGATCGGATTCCGTCTTACACTGCGAAGCCTTACGACATAGAGACACCAGCATCTGCGCGATACAAATT